AAACCGTCACAATTCACAGCAACATGGACAACCTGTATAGCCAAAAAAATAGACCCCGAAGGGTCTATTTACATTGTAGGACCATTTCCTGATTTGAATCCTACTATCCCACCTTCGTCTTTGATGCGTTTTATAACATCTTCAAACAATATAGGTCTAAAGTCTGTTTGTTCTACACATACGCAATGATATCTAGTATCGATTTCATCACTGTACAACATAGTACCAGTTTTAACATCATATCCACGGGGCTTTTTAACACGATTACTGTGCAAATGACCATGAATGTTGACACCAAAACGTCCCAAACTTTCTTCATGTACAGGTATATGACTCAATATCATACCGTTCATAACGTGATAGGCTCGCAATTCACGGAAGTGTTCACGATATTCCTCGTCACGGAAAATGTCATGGTTACCACGAATCAATACCTTGTCACCGTTCAACCGATGTAATGTCTTTAATGCTTTGCGGTTAATAACTACATCACCCAAGTGATAAACTTTATCACTAGGCTTAACAGTTTCGTTCCATGCCTTGACTATAGCCTCGTCCATTTCATCTGGATCAGTCCACGGGCGAATCTTCGTCACTCCGTCACTTTCAGTGAATCTACACACTCCAGCATGACCAAAGTGAGTGTCACTAACTAAAAATACTGATGGCATAATAACTCCTTAAACTCGTTCTTTCTTTACTCGACCAATACGGCTAGCCTTGTTCCAATCGTAAGCAACACCGTCTGGGCACTTACCATCACTGACACTATCTACACCAAACACACCGCAAACTTCAAATTCGTCTCCCTTGATGGTTACGAACACATTCAATGCCTTAGCATGTGCCATTGCCAAATCAAGTGTTGAAAATTCTTTTTCTTCTATTTTATACATTCATTTCCTTTATGCTAACATCCATGATTCATCTTGGTCTTTATATTCTATTGATTCATTACCATCATATTCTGCTATTCTAAACATTCTACCTTCTTTAACCCATTCAACTTCTAAATCTTTTAAACCACCTAGATATACATCAGGGTATTTCAATACCATAAAAGTTTCAAGTTCTTCAAATTTTCCTGCTGTTACCATGTGAACTATTGCTGGATCAAAAACTAGTTCAGGATATTGACGATTCCAACTGTACCATCCAGCACCAAATCCAGGGCTATACACCACTGCAACAGCTCCAGCAACAACTACTTTACCTGTGTAAAGTTCGTCTGCTACTTCAACCTTGTCTCTCAACATAACTTCCATTATACATCACCTTTATATTTTTTAGGTATAATCAATCCACTGTCTAATGTCACGCCATTGATAGTATGAGGTTCATTCTCATCATACGTCAATCCTAACACACTCATCATTTTATGTTTCACTAACAAGTTTGGACTACGATAATCTTCTGTATCATCAAAGCCCATCATTATCCCAACCTCTGTTACTGCACCTGAACGACATACACCTGCGATACAATGCACAATTACATTACTACGATTAAGCAATGCTTGCTTTAGTATGATAACCAAACTCTTGGCTTGTTCATCGGTTATTTTCATTTCAGGTTCAATACATTCATCCTCTTTTTCTAAATCTAAGAATTCAAATTGATGAACATTATTGAATTTGTATTTGGGTTCAGGGAATTCCATACCACAATCAACAATCTGAATCAACACATTGTTGATACCTGGATCATAGTGTTTACCTTTTACGATATCACTCAGTGCTACATTTTGAATCCACGGCATGTTTTTCTCCTTCATTAGAGTATTATATATGATTTGGGGATTATTGTCAAGCGCAGAAAGTAACACCCTAGGTGCGCTAAAAAGTATTAATATATAAAGAACATGGAGTTGTTAGTAAAAACTCATCCGTATATGCGAGGGTTTATCTAGGGTGTTTATATAAGCACACAATATCTCTTTCGCTTAGTAGAGCCTGTCTTATCGGGCAGGGTACTGATATAGTATACTTATATAAACAGATGCCTTTCGGCATCTGCTACTACTATTTAGCTTAAGCTAGGTCGTAGCGATCCTTCATAACGGTCTTCAACATGATTGCTTCCGGTGAGAAGTCATCCATGTTACCAGAAAGAATACCTTGTGCAACTGCTGGGCTAAATCCGGAGACTAGCGCAACACCTGCCTTGTTAAACTTAACTGGTGCGTTACCGTATGCGGCATTCAAGTTCCAGAATACTACCTTAGGTAGTTCGTAACCTGCTGCCTCGTACTTACGTGCTATCATTTCGATTGCAGAGTCATCGTGATGAACACCTGCATCAAATTGCATGTCACTGAAGATAACGATTGTACCTGGCATTTCTGCTTGAGGGACACTGTTATCTACCGCAGTCTTAAGCACTAAATCAAATGCCTTGTTCAAGTCGGTGTTAGCAACTTCACCAGTGTTCATTTGGTCAATCTTTTGATTGATGTTACCCTTTAGAGTAACCAGCTTTGGAGTACGACTAAAAGTCAAGAATGTATCCTTAAACTTACCAGTGTTCTTGTCTGCAAAATACAATCCCAATGAGATTGCAACGTCCAAACAAGACAAAGTACTCTTGCTATCACGACCACCAACAAGACAAGTCATAGAACCTGAACTATCAACCATTGGCAACACGTTGGCATCACCGATGAAGTTTGGAAGTGCATCCCATTGGGCTTGCATTGCGTCCAATTCAGTCTTAGTCATTGCACTACGACCGTACTTGTTGATAGCACCCTTCAATACATCGTAAGGATATACAGCACCAGCGTTAATCTTAGCACCATCTTCGCCCTTAACCAACTTAGTTACGTATTCAGCATAAGTTGTACCATGACGACCAAAAGCCTTCTTGTAACGTGCATGTGCCACTGATGGTACATGGTTGTAGTTGATGTTATCCCAATCGTTGGCACACATTTGTGTTTCAACAACATTGGTTAGTGCAACAAGGCTCTTACGATATATCTTCGGAGTCATACCAAAGAATTCACGGATTTCACGTGCAACATCGCCCTTACGCGGTGTCCACTTTGCAGCCAATCCATTACGATTACGCAATGCATTGCCTAACATAGTGTATGCTTGTTCCTTAAGAGTCTTAGTCTTAAACACAAGCAAGTCATCGTAACGACCCAATTCAGGAACCTTAACCAATAGACGGCTAGCATCTTCTGGGTTAGTTAGTTCCAAGTGAATTAGTACTTGACGAAATAATTCACGTTCGCCGGATCCACCACGTGCATCACGTGCCCATTGAACAATACGTAATGCTAGGTCAGAATTTTCTACATAAGCCGCAGTGAATGCGGGTATAATGTTCTTACCACGGCTTGCACCGATGTTATAGAACAAGTCAACGCAAGCATTTGCAGTTGACTTACGTGCCTTCATACCGTTTGTGGTACGAACTTCTTGGTTTGCTACTGCTTCTACAAATGTTGACATATTGTACTCCTTCCGTGTGTGTTATGCAACAGGATACGCTTTTTTTCATTATGCTTGAAATTAAAGTTGCTGAAAGTATCCTAAAAAAGAATTATATCACTGTTTGGATATAATGTAAATGTGTTTTGGATAAACGGGATGTTCGTGACAGTTAGTTTATTTTCTGGACCAACCAATTATGTCACTCGGTCCATATCAACAATTCATGTTGACTATCTAGTACTTGTGTCTGCTACTAGAAACATAGAATGTCTTTCCAATCTGTCACCTATTCCTTCATGTCTTACGACTAACTTCAATAGTATTAGCTGTAGTTGTTTAAATTGCTGAAATCATCCCAGTAAAATTTTAAATTACTTCAAAATCTTCTTTGCCTACACCGCATTCGGGGCAGACATAAGTGTCTGGAAGTTCATTCCATGCACCTTCTAGTTCTTCATCGTGTACGTGACCGCATACGATACATACATGTTCTTCACTCATTCTAAACTCTCCAAAACTTGTTGATAGCCTTCAGCATGTCGTTTTTCAACTTTAGCCAATGCCGCAAATCGTTTCTCTGCTTTAGCCAATAAAGTCTTAAACTGTTCAGCATGTGCAGAACTTTCAACAATCTGGGTTCTAAACTCGTTTAATGCAATTTGGTTATTTTCTGCCTTAGCATCTTCTTCGAATCCCGGATACATTGTAGTGAACTCATATGTTTCACCTTCAATTGCTTTCATCAAGCATTCTTTAGTTGTTGGCTTACCAATCAACAATTCTAAGTGACCCCACGCATGTAAAACTTCTTGAACAGCGGTGTGTTCAAAATGTCGTGCTACTTCTTCAAAGCCTTCTTCACGTGCAATTTTTGCAAAGTAGCGATACTTGATATGAGCCATTGACTCACCGGCTAATGCTGACTCAAGATTTTTTAGTGTGTTTGATATTTTATCAAATGGCATATTTTTTTTCCTTTTAAAAAATGATAGCAGGATCGTTGTTGACTGCTTGTTTAGCCAGGGCCATCACACCTGGTTCGTTAGTCTTGCTTCAATAATACCCTTCAACGCTCGGTGTTTTTAAGCACTCTGCTCCAGTTACTACCGTAGTGTCTAACAGTCCATAGTTAAGGAGTTTGTTGCTGTGCCGATCCTAAAAATTAATCATTCAATACGTATATTATATATGAGTTTGTCTTTACCGTCAATGACTTTTGGGCAAACTGTCTTGGCGGAAGCGGTGAGATTCGAACTCACGGAACCTTTCGATTCTCTAGTTTTCAAGACTAGCGCCATAGGCCACTCGACCACGCTTCCTTTTAATGATTAACGCTCAACCTTTTTGATTCGTTTTAGATATTCACGATTGATTAAACCTTCTTCAATCTCACGTAATGCGGTTACTGCATGACCATTTTTTGTTTTTACTTTCGGGCGATGACCTGCCGTTAATTCTCTAACACGTTGACTTGCTATAAGAATTAAATCGTATCTATTGCCTATAGCATTCACTGCGGCTTCACTTGTTTGTCTTGGCATTATCGTCCTTGGGTTATTTGGAGCAGGATATCGGGTTCGAACCGATGACATTTTCGTTGGCAACGAAACATTCTACCACTGAATTAATCCTGCATTTTTTTGGTACATCCTGACGGGCTCGAACCGCCGACATTTGCCGTGTAAAGGCAACGCTCTACCAACTGAGCTAAGGATGCATATATCATTTCTTTAATGTTCCGCCAGTACACGAAGCATCTTCAAAAAATTGTTGTTGAACTTTTTTCTGATAGTCCTCCATGACTGGATCCTTCTCATTAATATTTTCTTCTTTTAAATCACGCTGAAAAATAGCATCCCAACGAGTATCATATTCTTGTTGAGATATGCTTATTGATCGTGGTGTACTACCTTTAGTCATAATTATTTTCCTTGTCCTCTGTATGCTTTGAATGTCTTACGACGGCATTTGTTCATACTACTTGTTTTAGCTTTACCACCTTGACATGTTTTTTTAGTAATCACATGACCTTTTGTATTACGACCTTGTGCCATTATGCAATCCTTTGAATCAAGTGATAACCAAACTGAGTTTGAACAGGTTGACTTAAGCCGCCCACTTCTAATCCGTACGTAGCATCTTCAAACGGTTTAACCATTTGACCACGGCCAAATTCTCCCAAGTCGCCCCCATTGCGACCACTTGGACACTTGCTGTGTGCTTGTGCTAGTGTACTGAAATCTTCACCATTGTTTTTAACTTTGATGTATAAATCCATTGCATCACTTAGTGATTCTACTAAAATATGTTTTGCTCTTACTTGCATTAGTTTCTTTCTATAAATTTTGGTCGGAGTACAAGGATTCGAACCTTGGACCCCCTGGTCCCAAACCAGGTGCGCTACCAGACTGCGCCACACTCCGTTATTCTTTCTTTCTTAAAATCATTCCAACATACGTGCCAAAAAATGCACCTATGCCTGCTGGAACTAATAACCAATAGTTAGTAGTATAATTGATAACTGCTACACACGCGGTTATGAATACAACTGTCGCCCACACACTGGCTTTTGTTACTTGGTCATCTTGTACAGCTTTCAAGTAGTAAGTATAAAAGATATCCGTAAAAAATACAGCAAAAAAGGTTATAATATATTCTAGCATTTAAATGATTAGTTGTTGGTTGCAGGGGACGGAATCGCACCGCCGATCTTTAGCTTATGAGACTAACGAGATACTACTTCTCCACCCCGCGATATATTTAGTTGTGTTTATGTGGTGCTTGATAAAAGATTTGAACTTTTGACCTCTTGCATGTCGAGCAAGCGCACTACCCCTGTGCTAATCAAGCGATTATTCGTTGTCAGTACTTTCAACTTTTTCAAAACGTAATTTGATTCCTTGACTTAAATCAAATCCATTTAACAAACCAGAGTCTCTGTCTGCTTGTAATTCAGGCCAGATGAATGCAGGATCATACCTATCACCTAGTACTCTTACNGTTTTGTATAGTTTGTTGTTGATGTAAATTTTTAACTTCATAGTATNTTCCTTGACATACTATATTTATGATTCTTGGTGGAGGATGGGAGAATCGAACTCCCACGAAGACCTTGCAAAGGTCCCAGGCTCCCATTACATCAATCCCCCAAATCATATCGTATATACGGCGTAGACGTTACATGGTTATAGTCAAACTGTAATCTATAGCACAATCTATCAGTAATTCCACCTAATCGCTTATGTAAGGTGATACTGTTATCAAACAACAATAAATCAGTATCATTTTCATACCAGTGTTCGTGCGTGTGTATTCTTCAATAAATAATTCTTTTTTGATTCTTTCCAAAAGTTTTTCAGATTCAAAGTCACTCATTCCCTCAATTTTATCAATACTATTTCTTTTAAAATTTCTAAATTATCAGGATTAAAAATATTAGGTTTATGTGTATAATCGTATTCTACGTGAAAGTCTAAAATACTTTTATTAAATGTTCGTGTTAAGAAATCTCCTATATATAAATTCATTCCTATGAACAAATCTATATCTTTGGTGGTAATGTTAAATCTAGTTGGTCCATTAAACATTAAATGTTCATAAATGAAAGTTGTACCTTCATTAATACTAATATCAAACGGGACAATTTTAACTGTTTCATTTTCAATAACAGCGACTGGTGATTCAATTGGTTGAACAAAAGTTGCTGTTCCTTCTGTACTATTAATTAGTGCAGGATACGTAGCAGTACAATTAGTTAGAGTAACACTACCACTTTGAACACTAATTACGATATTGTAACTACCATGCAACTTTGTATTAGTAATAAAAGAAAACAATTCATCTTGACCATTGTCAACAATCTGACCATTTACCGTAACTGTGTAATTAGTATCGGGAGTTTTACTACCATACATTCGTAATGTTCTATGAGAATCCATGCTATTCCTTAATTTGGTGCCCCAGGTCGGACTCGAACCGACACGCCTTTCGGCACTGGCTTCTAAGACCAGCGTGGCTACCATTACACCACCGGGGCAAACATTCTTGGTGCGAGTGGCCGGAGTCGAACCGGCACACCATTATGATATCAGATTTTAAGTCTGAGGCGTCTACCTATTTCGCCACACTCGCAAAATTTTGGAGCGGGGTAGGAGAATCGAACTCCTCGCTTTAGATTGGAAATCTAAGGTATTACCACTATACGAACCCCGCATAAATACTACTATGCACACGTATGACGCTATCACTGATTCAGGATTATTAATCCATCTTTCAATGAGTAACGATTCCATCTGTTACATCATCGTGCATAATATTTACTCTCACAAAACTAGAATGAAATACTTTACTGATACTGAATCAGCTATTTACTTCATACATTCATTATAATTTCCTTTTACTTATAATTATATCAGTAGAGCAATGACAATCCTTCTGTACGCATATTTCGGGTTCAGTAGGCCATTCTATTTGTTCTGGATAATTTATATTACCTATTATTCTAGTAGGTGTTCCTTGTTTACAATTGGCACGTTGTATGTCACCATCCCAATGTACAAACAAACTTTCTAATCCTATATCACACTGCCACCCATAAAAGTTATTAAGACCTGTGTTAATTATATCAATCTCCGGAACATTATATTCATTAGTATTGTCATCCCAGTAATACCGAGCTGACATTGCTACTCCCTTTTTTTGAATCAGTCTTGGATTCAGTAACCAATACATAAATCCTGAATTTTTTTGGGGATGATCTAATATCCATTGATTTTGCTCAGGTGTATAATTTCTACCTAATGAATTACCAACACCCCAGTCTTGCAGTTGTACTGCCTCTACACCTACTCCAGTTGTTTTTGAATCAAAAGCATGATATGTTTCTACACACTTTTCCCAATATCTATTATCCATCATAACACGTACACTAGTGTGTGTATGTTTGATGGTTGCAAATACTTTCTCTTTGAAAGCAGGATCCTCAAAACTAGGATGAAAGCTAAAACACATACCATTGACATATTGAGCTATGTCCTCATAATATCTAGGTGTTCTTACCCCATTTGTAGTTATAGAAATAGTATGGCCGGCATTATAAAATATCTTAATCAATTCAGGTAGATGTGGACTCAATGTAGGCTCACCGCCGGCAATACTGAGATGTATTTTTTCATGTCTACCTATCAATTCATAAACAAATCTTTTAGCATTTTCCCAATCATAGTGGTGATTTTTTCCATTATGCAATCCTTCAGGACAGTAACTACATGCATTGGTACATATGTTATTGATTATCCAAGTTAATTGCATGACTTTAGGAGTTTGTGTAATAGCGATTAACTTGCGTGTCATAGTATATCCTTTACAGCTCCACATCGTTCTCTATTCCAAACATCATCAAGTGTTAATTGAATCTCTGGATTAATAATGTAAAGTTGCGCTAATATTTTCTGTTGTTGTGCGTGACAAAAATCATGTCCAAATATCATTTGTCCTGCATCGGTGCTGAATATATTACTTAAATTCATCCAAACCTTATCATATTCTTGAATGATATCCAATAGAGGAATAGCGTCTTTGTAAAGATCAACTTGTAAGAATTTTACATGTCGTTGTTTAAAATCTTGCCAATAATGTATAAAGTTTTCTTCACTTCCAAAATGTCGAAATATTTCATTCATTCCATTTTGAAAACCCTGATCCTCTATATATTCTGAACTATGTCGTCCTATCCATGTAAAATGATTACGTTCAGGGAAGGCTCTAATACAAGACAATATATCATTGTTAGTCCAAGTATACATGTGTTGATACCAACGTAATGCAATAGGATTAAAATCATACACCACTATCATTGCATCAGTAGTTAATCTTTGTGGGTGTTTGAACATATCAAACAACTTAAAACCACTCGCAGTATTAATAACTAAATCAAATATTCCCTTACTACGAATGTTCATTTCTTCTGAATTGAATAACCATATTTGATCTTTAACTGCAATGCTATCTTCAATCCATTTATTTTGATTCCAATTTTGTTCTAAGAATGGAGTCAATGTTTCAATACTTTGTAAGAATTTGTCTGTGTTATCATCCGGATAAGTATAAAATTTACTCAGTCTTATTGTTTCTGATAATGCAATCACAGGCCAGTTGTTTTGCATCAATGCTAAGGTTAATTTCCACCCTGGACTTAACTGCATCTGTTCTGAAAATATTCTAGTAGGTCTTACCCATAATGGAGTATAATCGTGATGAAAATTTTCTTCACTACGTTCAATCACCGGTAACAATTTAGGACCTCTTTCCCAATCTCCAAATTCAGGTCTACCAACTTCTACCCAGGCTTTAATATTTACAATAAAGAATTGATAGTGTAGCTCTAACCAGTGATTTGGATGACATAGAGGATGACCTGCAACACCAAATGTATTTTCAGAAATAAACTGATCAAGGTCATTGACAAAATTAAAATTACGTATTTGACAACCTGCGGCAACAACTACACAATAATCAAATTGTTCAATCGATGCTTGTTCTAATATTTCACGTATCTCATCCTTGCAAATAATTCTCAAGGGAGATGGTTGAACATTACTAAGTCTTTCAAGATAAAAAAGAGTTGCCCCTTTAGCCCTAAGATACATCTTAGTATTATTAATTTGTTTACGTTGGTTATAAACCCCATACATAATTCTATGCATGGTTAAACCTTTCAATTGCCTGACGCTTTAATCTTTCTTCACCTGATCCATGTACAATGAAATGGTATCGATGTTCATCTGATTGATTCCAGACCATGTGTTCATTTCCTATATCTAGCATAAAGCCATGACCTTGTTTAAAAGGTACACGACCCCATTTACGAAAATAAAACTCACAATTGTCAGGATTATTAATAGCGATGTTCAATGGTCCAAACATTCTTCCAACGCCATCATTATGTGGCATTATATACCCACTCGCATGTAATTTCATAATGCGTACACGCTCATAGGTTTGATAACCCAAAGACTTAATAAATTCGGTGCATGTAGGGAAGTACTCACATGCGTCTGTCCAATGATAATTAGCTTCTTCTACAGTTTTATAACCATATTGTTCATAATTTTCTGTAGCTGTTGGACTAATTCCATGCAATGTAATTGCCGCCCAACCCTCATGATTGTAACTATACTGACGATCCTTTTGTCTATGTCCCACAAACATGTGGTCATTATCAATACATTCTTTATGCATTTTTTTAAAATCTACTGAGAATGTTATAGGAAACCACGGCCAATCTGACCTGTCTAAACTAGTCGGCGCAGGTATTGTAGGTTGCCATTGGTTTGTTAAACTTTCTTTAATGAATTCGTTTAAAATTTCTTTCATATTATTTCTATATCAATAGCACGTTTAATCTTAGAAAATACTTCCAGATTCCAAGATTTTCTAAGTTCGCTGTGGGGGACTAACCAATCTTCCTTATTAGGATGAAAATTTAAAAATGTCTCATCAAGGGCTATTACACCTAAATAATATCTACCTAAAGCTAATTCTAATAAATTATCTATTGGTATCTTAGATTGTAATTCGGATGATTGCTTAATGTACCATTTCCAAAACTGTCTTTCTGTACTTTTATGAGCATTACCAGATGAGTCGCCGAAATTCAACCAGGCTTCAGAACAGAATGTTTCTTGAACCTTAATCATATTATTAGTAATTACTCTTGTGTCATCATCTTCCATGACATGTTGCCAATCTTTACCTAAAGTATTATATCCTAAGTATAACTGACCCCAAGTAAAATCTGTATCTAAAAATAACTTGTCAGTGGGTGTTACTGGCTCTCCCCTTTCAAAGGGTTCATATTGAACCAAACAACTAAACTGAGGGAAGGGACCAGTGTCAATAGCTGTTTCTAAAATATGTATGTACTCATTCAATTTTAGCCATGTATGATGAAATTCTTCTCCGGGAAATAGATTAGAGTCTTTTCCCTGACGTTCGCCATATAATTCAAATTCTTCATGCAAATGATTCAAAGTGTTTGCGTTTATTTCAGCAGTGCTAGTGTAAATCGGTAATTGCTTGTCATAATAACTATTAATCTTATCAATTATTTCATTAATAATTGACATCAATAATTCTAGATCCGTTAAAGTTTTGTTACTAATCTTTAACTCTAACGAATCATTTGTAGCCTTACGGCGGTCTACAATTGATATCCATCTGTCTAATAAACTAGTATAAGGTAGATGATACTGTAATTTTAAATGTTCACCACTTTCCAATTCAAAATGAAATATTGCAATTCTATTCATATAGTCACTTCCCGCTAATATAAATCCATAATTTTAAAATTTGGTACGCCGAGTAGGACTTGAACCTACGACCAATGGATTATGAGTCCACTGCTCTGACCAACTGAGCTATCAGCGTATGTACATAGTATATAGCACTTGCTACATAGTGTCAAACTATTTGGTACCCCCGATGAGAATCGAACTCATGTGAACCAATTATCTGTTGCTTACGGGATATAAATCCGCCGTTTTACCATTAAACTACAGGGGCATTAATAAATACTATATGATTCCATTTGAACATAGACAAACAGTAGAAATCTTTTACAAATTATTCAGTAAAGATCCATATGATCCTAAACAACTATCTTGGGTGCTTCCTAATGACTTTGTACTAGATCCAGTGTTACAAGTAACGCCTAAAACAGAATCAATAGTAAAAGTTCATATAGAAAACAAAGAATTCATACCTAATTACATTGTAGAAGAAAAGCCTTTCATTCTATCAGGTACTGAATTCAATAACTTATAATTGGCGACCCACCAGGGACTTGAACCCCGACCAACGGTTTTGGAGACCGCTATGCTGCCATTACACCAGCGAGCCATTGATTGAATTTGTAAGCCTACGCCGCTTTTATCGTAGATTTATTCAGGACTTACCGGCCGCCTAGCCTGACCTCGCTCGCTGCGCTCACGATGGATATCACTTGGGATCCATCCAGCGTAGTCTCCTTTACAGACCCTTGCAGTTCCCCGCAGGGTGGGAGTTGAACCCATTTGCCTTTTACTGTTTTGGTCCTTCGAAGAAACCTAGACAGCGTGACTTCACTTGCTGACGCTTACAAAACTTGGTGGAGACGGTTGGACTTGAACCAACAATGCCGCGAGGCGGAAGATTTACAGTCTTCTGGGGTTACCAATTTTCCTACATCTCCAAAATTTTCATACCATATAGAAACATTTTTGATATCAGTCTAATGCTGGCACATCAGGCCTTTCGCCCCTGCCAGGGGACCGAACAGAGCACCGCGAGTTGGCGATGATGCCCGTCAAAAATGCTTTTATATAGCTACCATATAAAAACACACTGCCGATCATGGCACCGTTGTCCGTGCCTTACTCTAGCCATATACTATCCTGTTAAGCTATTAAGATAATACCAGTAATTGAGGCTTCAATCAATACAACTAAACAGTGTGTTTTTATATGGTAGGACCGGGGAGGTTCGAACTCCCGACAAATGGATTAAAAGTCCACTGCTCTACCAACTGAGCTACGATCCCATGAATTGGTCCCTCCACACAGATTCGAACTGTGACTTCTCGGATTAAGAGTCCGGTATGCTACCGTAACATCTTGAAGGGATAGTACGTATTAGATTGTCTTTTACGTGCCATCCCTAGACCTACATGGAATCTAGTGATGACACTATCGTTTCATTGAACGTTTCATGTCATTTCCTTTTGTTAAACTTTTTCGTAACCTAGGTCTACGTTTTCGCTGTAGTACCCATTGCTTTCACCTAGCCATCGTACATCTACATACCCTTTGCGAGTAGCAAACTTATAAAATGTCCAAGTTACTGATTCGTGATATTCATCTTCAAATCCAACCGGAGATTCTCCGGATACTTCTTCTGCTACTAATAGAGGTTCCCCTACTAGGTCAGACAAATCACCTACGATATCATTGATGCTAACTGATTCGCAACAATCTTGTGAGTGAAAGAAAACATAACGGTCGTTATCATTTTCAAACACCATAGTGCCACCAGTTTCTGTAACTGAAGTAAACACTTTACCCACCATGTCTACTAACTTAGCAGATGAGTCATAATCGTAATACATTACATTTCCTTTCTTTTTAAAATTTGGAGTGACGGGTCAGATTTGAACTGACGGTTTTTCGGATTTGCAATCCGATGCAATGGGCCGCTCTGCCACCGTCACGTAAATAGAGAGTCAGGTTGCAGGACCTAGTGCCTCTTGCGAGGGAAGTATCCAGGCGATATGACTCTCAAACTTGGCGTTGAGTGTGGGATTTGAACCCACGGTCCATATTACTACAGACGACACCTTAGCAGGGTGTTGATTTAAGCCACTCATCCAACTCAACATATTTGGCGCACCGCACGGGATTCGAACCCGTGATCTCCGCCGTGACAGGGCGGCGCCTTAGGCCAGACTGAGCTAGCGGTGCATGAACTGCTTACAGGACACCCCTATGGGCTTGGTTGTTTAAGAGTACGCCTACCCAGCGACTCTCCTATAAAACTGGTACTCGGAAGGGGAATCGAACCCCTCTTACATACGTGAAAGGCATGTGTCCTAACCGATAGACGACCCGAGCATACTATATGAAAACACACTTCGGATACTGTACTAAACAGAAACTATCCAACACGGGCTATCCCGCTGAAGCATGTTTACATATAACTACTATATGAAAATACATTAGGGAAGTTCTTGACACGCATCACCAACTTGCGTCAAGACCTCATTACGTGCCTAGTTGTTCCGTCGCCTCCCTGGAGTTTGGTATAGTTCTTGCCCTTTGACTCGATGGTGTCTCGTCATACTCTAGAACCCTCCTGCTTCATGGGTATCCGGTTCGTATCAACCTTCGTTCACCCCTAACGGACTAGGTAACCCTAATGTGTTTACATATAGTCCCTGTAACTTAAACAGGGCTATATGACAATTAAAATTTTAACGAACATTACAACTAGTCTCAATCGACTACGTTGTTTAAATATTACTGTGGCAGTAATTTTTCAACTGCCAGCCTCGGGGATTTCTCCCTTTGCTTTATACTCCGAGGACCCATGTTGACATGGGTCTCTTGTGGTACCACCGTTTCTCGGCGGTCTCAGAGTAGTTTAGGCTGAGTCACAAACTCATTTAATGTTTCCTGCTTGACTTTTTGCTATTGCTAGCGTGTCTCGCTTTTTGAAACAACCTGCTTTCTCAACTCATTAAATGTATTATACATCTAATCGGATTTATCGTCAATTCTTTTGTGTTGTATTTTTACGTCACTCAGAATCTTCAACTCACCTTTGAATCAATCTCTCAACTCATTAAACATAGTATAGCACCAAATGGGTTTATCGTCAAATTTTTTGTTGTTGTATTTTTACTACAGAATTGTAATACTATTGTTTCTTGGTCCGGCGTACAGGAATCGAACCCATATTCACGGTGTAGAAGACCGCTGTATTATCCGTTATACTAACGCCGGAAAATTTGTTTAGGCTAAGGATTGTCTGAAAACTTCTAATTCTGCATCAGTGAGAATTAGTTCCAGTTTGTTTTGTTTTGCTGATGGGTCTCTTGCCCAATCATATACTGTATAGATATGTACGTAGTTGCTACCCTCTGGTATATCTAACTTGCGTGTTTCACAAAATAGTTTATAACCTGCGTTTTCACTAACTAACATACTTACTCCATAAAATGTTTGGCTCCACAGCCTGGGCTCGAACCAGGGACCAATTGATTAACAGTCAACTACTCTACCGACTGAGCTACTGCGGAATGAATTACTTGGTGCCGAATGTCTGGTTCGAACAGACGACCTATCGCTTACAAGGCGATTGCACTACCACTGTGCTAATTCGGCATATTTTTATTTAACTGAAGTATATCACAAGGAAACTTTTCTGTCAAGTCCCCTGTGATATTTTTACGACAATAAGATTCTACTGTGCTTTGGAACACCTGCAAGCAAGTAGTCCATTTGATCCGAAAGTATTGTGCGGTTCTGTAGAATCATGTTTTCATAGTGATTGGGTGCGTATGGAACGTACAACAATTCAAGACCACATTCTTTTAACAGTTTGTGACCCTTCTTTGCGTTACAGTCCTTACATGCAGTAACCACATTCATCCAAGTGTTTTCACCACCTCGGCTCTTAGGCAGAATGTGGTCACGACTTAGATTATTATAATTGGGGAAATGTCCACCACAGTATGCACACACATATCGGTCACGACCGAATAGTGTACGGTTGCTTAGTGCAACGTTGGCATGCTTGTGTGGATTGAAACCATGACCCTTGATAGCAATTATGCTAGTAGTTTCTAGGTAACTCATTTCACCGTCATTTTGTACACCACCACGATACTTAGCTACAA